CGCTGTCTACTACAAGACGACAAAATGTCGCTCGTAGGTGGGAGATAATCCCAATATGGGACTACCCCCCGCTTCGTATGGTAACGGACTTCACTCTGCCTGAGTGTTATCCGCCCATTTCTCACGCTGCCATGAAGAAACGCCAAAAGTAATCCTTCTGGATTATAAAAACGTCTCTTCACCTTACTAGGAATAGAGATGTAACCGTCAAGAATGGTCAACTTTTTAGGATTGGGAAGCCTACGATTGTAGACAACCGTCCCGTTTTTATTAAAACGTAAGTCGACCATCCAGGATGGAACTCTGATTCCAGCGTCATGGTTCTCGGATGGAGGGACAGGAGTCCACTTCACCGATTCCACTAGCCGCCTGACTGTTTTAGGTAGGTAGATACCCACTTTCGCAGACCAGGTGTTTAGGTTGTTGATAGCAACGTAACGGGACTCGGGTGTCGAAAGGCGCTTAATATAAACGCCTCTCACGTCATGACCACGAAAGTAGTCACGACCACACGATTCTCGGAAGTATCCTTCAACAAAGGACTTGTCGCCGTTAACCTTGAACCCAAGAAGTCCCAAGAGGCGCGTAACTCGATGAGCTACACGTTTATGACATATGATGTCATCTCCAAAGACTCCCCAGTAACCCAAAGGTGCTTTATCAGTCACCTCTGGATCAAGGCTAGACATATACGGCCGAATAGGATCGGTCCGCATACTCTTAATAGAAGCGACAACGACGCACGAAAAAAGTAAGGTTTCCAAGGGAAACGTAAAACCGTTCCCCATAGTACTGACCATACTCAATTCGAGCCACTCGCTATTGTGTTCTCCGTAAGGAGATCTAAGCGCCAGCAAGAGGTCATAAAAACCTCTCGGAAGCGCCCACTTTAGCATGGGTAAACCCATTGAGTCAGAAGCATCGCTTAGATCTAGCGTAGCTAGTTCATCAGTCACGCTTCCGAAACGAGCAGCCTCTTGATTGATCTGCGGCTGGGAAGTAATATCGAGTCCAAAGAAGGACACGAGTCTTTCCTCCAGCAGTCGGCCGAGCCCAAGTTGATAAAACATACTCAACGAAGGCTCAATGGCAATCAACCTAGAAGTTGTGTCATCTTTCGGGACGAAGCTGAACCTACTACCTTTTACGTGCGTAACCTCATCAAATAGTGACTGGCGTTTTGATTCTGCCAGCCACCACGTTTGAAGTTGATCGCCCGTCAGAGCGTGGTAATAAGCTCTGCTAACGACCTCCGAGCAACAAGTTAATGGCGAAGAGAACATCTTTGTATAGAAGTCCTCACCTCGCGCACCAATGGATGCCCCAGGGCCAACCCTACCACGATCAAAAAGATCGTTGATATGGAAGACCAAGGGGTCACCGGAAGGATGGAGAAATCGGTAGAGTAAGTTCTTAAACTCACCCATCAACTCCTCATCCAGGCTTGTTTCCGGAGCAAAGACCCAAGCTCGACAGCGTTCGTTAGAACGCTGGAACTTCTCGAAGGCGACAGCATCCCCATCCGGTGACGTCCGATCCGAAGAAGAAAACTTCTTCAGGAAGGATTTAGCCAGACAGATAGCTGCAACCTTCTTTGGATCCAAGTCGGGTCCCCACTGGACGGGCTTCTCACGAAACCCGCTGGGCAGGAACTGATCGAGGTCACTTAGAAGGTCATTAAAGAGCAGATCTGACATCGCCATGGTCAAGCTCTCCAAACAACTGTTTTATGATCTCTTTGACGCTCTCTTGCGTCTTGTTCTCTTACGAGAACCAGCACAAAAGAGACGACACAGACGACAGTTGGCGTCCCAAAGTGCTTTAAAGCACCCCGGTAACCAACGAGTCGCCATGTTCGTTGCTCTGTTCCCACAGAGCCCCGATCAGAAGAGACATACCCGCCCTGACACTTTCGGGATCAGCAATGTCGGCACCTGCCGGCACGCTGATTTCCAGCTTAGCAAGCATAACCTGCTTCGGCTGGCCCGCTAGAACATCAACGCCTTTTCTGACGCTGATGGTCCACGTGTTCTTTGGGACGGTGGGCAGTTGACCGTTCGCAAGCAACGACGGCAAGGTCCTCATGACCTTAGGCCTCGTTGCAAGGATTGTGAACGGATTTGAGGGAGAGCTGACCTCGACACCCGTTTGGGTGCCGCCCAAGGCTGAAACAGCCTTGGCTACCCCATTCACATCCGGGGCCACATCGGCCACGAGTGTGTAGGTAGGCGCGGTCAGTCCGGTTTGAGCAGCACCGGTAACTGGGGAAGCAGGATTCCACGTCATAGTGGTTCTCCATGTCCTTGAGGACCTATTGCACGATTGCCCACGATCGAACCCATTCCATCCAAACACGGCGAGCTGCCGCATTTAAGATGAGACGGGTCTCCTCGTAAGCTGGAGCCCGACCTTTAACAGTCGAATCTTCAGGTACGCCGAGACCCAGTAACTCATCTATCATGCTATGCAACCGCCACGTAAAGATGTAACGGATATCGACCATCTCACGATGGAAGAAGTCTCTTACCCAATATCCGAATGCCTTACGGCTATCGGTTATATCAAGTAAGTAGGCCGCCAGTTCATAACGCTGGCTGCCCAACCCCTTCTGTGGGAATAATGCAATAGCTGCATCAACGTGTTCATCGAACATCATGATGTGTTCTCCTTGGAACTTAGTCGCCAAAACGCCAAGTACGATCGTTAGTCCGTCCAGCCACCAGAGCGGCTATATTTAGCCACTTTAGGCTCCTGAAACCAGGAATCTCCAACTCGAAGGTGGGGAAGAATGTCCCCGTATACTCCGAACGAGAGACGTCTGAACGGGTTGCGATCACGCGCGCTGCACTACCGGTAATCGAGACAATTCTGTCCGAAGGGATATAGAGACCAAAGTTGGTCTCCTTAACCCTAGTCACCACCCTTTGCCTCCTCACAGTGCGATTGCACCATGACAGATTAGCATAGAGTGATGAATACCCGGCGAGTATATCACCAATATTGGTGAAGTAATCAATCAGGAACGAATAAGGCAAGAGTTCCCAAGCAGTTGGAACGAACTGACTTGGCTGGAAGCCAAGCAGCTCACCTATACCGCCTAGGGTACCTCTTGTATTCATTCTCACGGCCCCGCGGTAAACCACTTGACAGTGATCTACCGTCGTACTTCGTTCAGTAAACTTCAGCATCCCATATTGGGAGCCTAATGTCGACTGTTGGACACCCGACTCTGAAACTCCGATGCCGCGAACGGCCTCGGAATACAGAGCCTGACCAGTATTGATCTCGGCGAGTGCTCTGCACCCGTCGTCAATATCGTTCAGTAAGGGTTTCCAGTGAAACGAGTACTCAAGCCATGATTCACTAAGGTACTTGAGCAGCTCTGAGAGCTGTCTCCTCCTGGCGAGCCGATTGCGCAGTACTACTGCCCAATCTCTCCACCGGGAGGCGAGAATTCGCAGTCCCCTAGCTGGATTCCTGATACCGTAAAGTGTCTGCCTCAGTTCCCCCAATACAACACCACCCTGAAGGGCAGTGTTAACACGGAGGATCTGACGGTTCAACCTTACGAGTGCAGCATTATTGGCCTCAGTCGTTGATATCGTATTCAGGTTGTCTGAAGGGAACCCAAGGTTTATATCCATGGATCCCTGACTGTCAATTACGTAGACTTGAGTAGAAGGGAAGAACGCTTTATCACGTTCAACTCTATACTTACCAGGTTTATACTGGATGTCTCCGCGAATGCCGGTAAGACTCGTTGTGGCGCTTAAGCCATTTCGAATCTTATCCCGCCACCCTGGGATGTTAGGCCCATAGGTGACGGAATTCGTCCACGTTTGCGTGGTGAAGAGGGGCGTAAGATTAAGAACCGTTCCGTTCACGAGTGTGTACGTACCGGTCCAACTTACTGCCTTACTTCTCGGCTCATTCTTAGTTGACATATCTTAACTAGACTCCTGCTTACGTTTCTAGGACTGAGGAACTCTCTCAATTGCTCGAAAGAGCTGGTGCTGGTGCCCTGATTAGGGGCACCAG